TAATCCAGTAACTTCGGGGCTTTAGGGCGAGCTTTCGAATCTTTAACTTGTCTTTCTGCTGCTGATATTCTCGTCGTCGTTTCTTGTCTGCGGCTGTCTCTGCTTTTTCTCTCTCCTTGCTTCGTCGCTCTATTGCTAATTCAGTTCCGTGTTCCGGGCTACACCACCACTGATTTGAGAATGCAGGGTGGAACCATTCATTGCAGACTTTGCATTTTCGTCGGGGTGCTTTAGCCATTGGTTAGCTCCTTCTGCCGCTCATCTTCGTGAGAGAAGTCTTCTCCGTCGATTGGCATGAGGTTTCGCGGGTGAAAAGCACCCCATCCATACTCCACAGTAGAGCTTGACCTTAAACTTCCTGAACAAACCCATGATGGACAATCACCGCCATACATCCATATTTTATCAGTGGCTGGTGATTTATAAATATCACCTGGATTCACTTTAAATAAAAGTTGAACACTTTTACCGTTAAGTTCTGTATCTTTTTTAAGCCCAAAAACTAATGCGTACCCACCTGCACGTAACTCACTCATCATATTCCTCCGTCATAAATCCGTTAGGGTCGCGATACGCTATTGCCAGTGAGGCACATTCTTCACAGCAATGAACCTCTTCATCTGATAGCTCCTTCGTGCAGCCTGCGCACAACGTTCGACGTATGCTGTGCAGCTCGTAGGATTGGGCTTCTGATTGGCTAAGCATTGTTAGCGTCCTGCATCATGAGGAAGACAATCATTGCGGCGCGGAGAGGATTTACTCCGTCTATGTGGGTGTGTTTCATTGACCCTGCACCCCATTCACCATACCCATAAATTCCTATAGATATTCCATTCTTATAGATCAGTGGATATGCATCGGCTGGATTGTTGCAAGGGTCATAAAGTTTCCAGTGCTTACGATTGCTGGTTATTTTTCGCATCAGCACAATACCGCTCATGTGGTCAGCGATATCTTCACCACCATTCACGAACTGGTAGGTTTCCTCAACCCGAGTTCCGGTAGTCTCAGCAACTAGCTTGTTAATTTCAAAATCTGATAACTGTGAATAGTCCATATCAATGCAACCTCGCTGTTTGTTCCGCTGGCTCAATGGAAATGACCAGGTCTTTGTCGCCTAACTGCCAGATAATTCCCTGCTCTTCTTCGTCCTCTGTCATAGCCTCCACATAAGCCATCAGGTAATTCATCATGATGTTTATGCCGTCGACTCCTTCGCTTTCTGCATCTTCCATGAGGTCAGAGAAACGCTCGATGTAGTCTTCTTCTGCGCTCATAGCTATTTCCTCGCACGGTCACGCAGCCAGCGGATATCCCACAGGTGCGCGGTGTAGTTGAAGGTTGTTACGTCTGATTCGGTAGGTACTGGCTTGGGTTTGTTTCTGGAGCGTTTGGTGGGGATGAATATCAGGTTGTCCATTGCGATTTGAGTGATGCTTCGTCGCTGTTTAGCCATTTCGTATCCTCATGATATTGCAGGGCATCCGTGAAGCACCCATTCAGCTATTAGATACCAGCCCCATGGCGGGAAGAATATGCTGAATAGCGTCGACCAGAAGCCATTAGCCAGCACCGCACCAAGCACCCATGCGATAATTACGAGAAGCTCAGTTAAAATCTCTGTTAGGTATTTCATGCCGCATCTCCGAATCTGGCTTTCCACTCCAGTGCTAATCTGGCTTCGTCAGACCACTTAACATTCTTCTCGGTACCGAATGCCTGGATAAGCTCCAGAAGCTCTCCGAACTCACTGACGCGCATCTTGCTGGTTGACTGGCCTATCACCACGAATCCGTTTCCGGCGAGGTTAGGCACAACGTCCTGCTGCTTTAACGCCGCGGTGAAGATGCACTTCCAGCTTTCAGCATCCAGCCATCGACCATGCCATTCGACCTGCAAAGAGATATCGCGCAAAGTGGCCCACAAACGTTTGTTCTGGACTGCTGAGCGAGTTCTTTCTGAGATGGTTACGATGATTGGCTTGTCGTAGGAGGGTAAAACTTGCTGTATGGCTTGAATGGCGTTCTGCTGATGAATGGGGCTTCTTAGTTCAAACGTTAGTTTCCTCACCCTTCACGCTCCTGTAATCGTCAAGTGCGGCTGCAATGGTTCCGATCGGGTCATGGTCTTGCCCGATAATCTCGTTTACGTTTTCATCTTCTTCCACATCGAAAAAGAATCGCAGGGCTAACATGATTTCTTCGTATGTACTCATACTCACTCCTTCACTTTGATTCCAGCGGCGCGGACCTTGCTGATAATGCTTTGCCGGCCATAGTGGTAATGATCAGTTGGGCTGTTCTCTTTTGGCATCGGGTAGAATGGTTCAGCTGGCGCATCAATCTCGATAGCTGCGCGAGATGCCTGCCATGCCGCCCATGAGAAGGTGAATAAGTTAACCCTGTCTTTAGGCGGCATTGAAATACTGTCATATCGAGAATGAAACCAATCTTCAAACTGCTTTCTTGATTCGTCCATATTCCTCTCCATCAATGAACCTGCTCGCCAATTGTCATCTTCACGCGCATTGTTCCGTCATCCCACTCGTGAAGCATCTCGGTCTTTCCTACGCTATCCAAATAGCCACGTACAAAGCTGAGGCAATAGTTAACTCTGTCTTCACCTGCTTCGTGCACTGCCATCATTGCTTCCTGAAATAACTTGTCTGCTTTCTTCTTGTTCATCATTCCTCTCCATCAGCGTGCTGGAGTGTTAGTTGGCATCCTGGCGATAAATCATAATCACCAAGCCTGACTTTGTTGCTAGCTTAACCGTGTCGCCTGCGGTTATCTTGTCTAGATCGTAGGCCTCGTATAATGCATTGACCGCTTTTTGCTTTTGGGAATCCTTACGTCGTTTATCCCATTGCTTTAGGGCGTTACTTACAACCCATTGGCCAGTTTTGAACATGATGTAGAGATATCCGATGAAGCAAAGGCCAATATTTAGCGCCGAAGATAGGTCTTTCACGTTCTCACCTCTCTTAATGCCTTGTTGATAAATGCAGTCAGGGGGTTAGCTGCGCCGAAGTTAAACACTGGTTTCTTGCTGTATACCCATGCGTTCTTGTGGCACCAGTCACGATGAAGTTCACCGTTTTCATGAAGGTGCTTAAGCATCTTCGTAACGAGGCGCTTGTCGATTCCTGTTGAGGTAGATATCTCAACGGCCATCCCTGTTTCGTGCTCATCCAGATAGCGCAGAACAGCTTCTGTGCGTTCATGATGAAGCGATGCTAACCGGTAATACTTCACGCTCTTGCTGATGCGCTCAATCTCAATCTGACCGTCTGCGATAAGGTCACGCAGTAGCAGGTTGATATGTGATTTTTGGCATTTGAGGAGTTTTGCGAATTGTGGTGCTGAGGTGGGAATGTTTGTTTCAAGGTGGTTGAGTATTTTGTCTCGTGTGTTCATACATCAGCTCCTGAATATCGCCGGCCTTTTTGTTGTGGCTGGCTTGCAGCGGTGCATTTCGCTCTGGCCTCAGTCTGGTCGCATCCAACAAAGTGACCATTTCTGAATCCCTGATAAACAGTGCCCAGGGAACCAAAGCGGTTTTTCGTCACGATGATTTCTGCGTAAGGTGCAGCCGGGCTGTTTTCGTCATACACAGCCTCGCGATACAGCATGATGATTGAGTCTGCATCCTGCTCGATACTGCCTGAGTCGCGCAGGTCTGCGTTGGTTGGGCGTTTGTTGGGTCTCTTCTCGACTTCTCGTGAAAGCTGGCTGAGCGATACGACGGGAGTTTTAAGCTCCTTCGCCATGGCCTTTAGGCTTCCTGAGATGTGAGCAACAGCCAGGTCATTTCGTTCTGCTTTTGGCTTCTGAATGAGTCCAAGGTAGTCAGCCATGATGAGCGACAGGTGAGGATTCTCCTGCTTCAGGCGTTCTGCGATCGACCTGATTTCCTCAACAGAAAGACGGCATGCATCCACAACCCAAACGTCGAGCCCGGCAAGGCGCTTCATGCCTTCAGCAACCCTACCCCATGCCTCGTCGTTCATTCGTGTTGGGTTTCTCAGTGAGCTAACCGACATCATCCCGGCACCGGCAATGCTTCGCTCAGCAATCTGCAGCGCGCTCATCTCCATAGAGAAAATCAGCACTCCGCGTTTTTGCTCTGAGTTAGGTAACGTGCGGCTTGCCACGCTTTCTGCCAACTTGAGAGAAAACTCCGTCTTACCCATGCCCGGTCGTGCGGCAACGATGATCAGGTCTTCGGCGTTAATCCCGCCAAGGATTGCATCTAGCTCATCGATACCAGTCTTCAGGTTGTCTGACTCCTCACCGTTGCGCAGGCGCTTATCAAGCGTTTCTGTGTAATCGGTGATGATATCGCCAAGGTGCACAGGTTTAATCTCGTCACGTGGCTTCCTGATGGCTGAGAGGCGCTTTACCAGTTCGTCCATTGCCTGACCTGATGTATCGATGGTTCCGTTCTCGATAGGGTCACGCATTTCGCTAATCAACTGCAGTACCAAGCGGCGATGATAGTTATCGGAAACCATGCTGGCGTAGCCTTTCAGGTTTGCAGCGCTTGGGCATGACCTCGCAGTCATCATCACGGATGTGGCGTGCTCATCACCGCACTCCTCAGCGACCATTAGAGCGTCAATCAGGTTACGATTACGCGCTTGCTTGCAGATCACCTCAAAGGCTTTCCGGTAGAGCGGTATGGAGAATGCTTCCGGTTCAAGCGTTGCCAGAACGTCGCCAGCTGCAGGCGTTAACCCTCCCAGGAGAAGTCCGCCGATAACGCTGGCCTCGATATCCTGTCTCATAGCGTTCCCTCACGAATTGCGGTTAATACTTTAGGCTGCAGCAGGTAATCAAACGTCGCCACCCATCCGCGGTCGTTATCGCCAAAGTGGAATGGCCTTGCAGCGGTCATGAACGCTTTCACGTATGCCCGGTAGCCGTCGATGTTTTTGGTAGCGAGAGAGTTAATCAGCTTCTTGAGTTTTCGCTGGCGCTCTGCGTTGGCTTCTACAGCGTGAGGTAATCTGTCGCCCACGATTTCATTGTAGGCTTCGAGATACTCGTTGTAGTTGATGCGAACAGTCTTTCTCTTTTCAGGTTTAACCAGTTCGCGGTCATCGCAAGATGACTGTGTGTTTTCTTTTCTTTCTTTCTTTTGAATATTGTCTTTTGTGTTTGACTGATTCGGTAAATACCCTTTTACCGAATTGGTAAAGGTTAGTTTTACCGATTCGGTGAATGTTTTACCGATTCGGTTAACCTTCGTTTTCCACTCAGAAATATTCTTGTTCATCCCAACCTGACGACCTTCCTGAATGAGGATCCCCATCCTGATAAGCTCGTTTTTTGCTGTAGAACATTTGGTGGCAGCCATGCCAGTTAGTTCAGAAAATTGCTCGTTTCCGATCCAATCCATTTTCTTGTTGTAACCGTATGTCTTGCGCCATACAGCCATAACAATCAGTAGTTGATGTTGGGTTAGCCCGGAGAGCATGACAGCCTCCAGCAGTGTGTTTGCAGTCCGGGTGTAACCATCGTCGAGTTCTGCCACACGATGCTCCACAACCTCGCCGGGAGGTTTGCGATAGTCTTCAAGTCTAGCGACGCCCATTCTTCACTCCTGCTTTGGCTAGTCTGTAAACGCCAATAAGACGCTCTGCGAACGCCCGGTTATTGGCAGCTGTATTCACTAATCCTTCAGGTGAATCAGGGTGTCGAATCTCTTCTTTTTCCTGGTACTTTTTACGCTTTCGCATTAAAATATCTCCTGTTAGATGTGTTGACGTAACACAGTGACCTAAGCCCTAAACGAGTTACCGCTCGTTTGGGGTTTTTCTTTTGTGAGATAACTAGCCAGCCGCTTTGTCAGCTCAGCCATTTCCTCGTCTTCGATTCCGTATTCCAGAACCGCCAGCATCATGCTCATGGTCTTGAAGAAGCTGTTCTTCTCCCTTCCCTTTGCCACCTTCATGCGGCAAATCTGTGCTTCGTCTACGCCGATAAGCTTTGAAAGCTTCGACTGACCAAACGCGGCGATCTTGTTAAGCAATGTTGATTCGATTTGCATTGCTTTCTTGCGATACATTGATTCTTCCATTTGTAATACTTCCCTTAGTTAAATAGTTAGTTACGCATCGGTTGATGCGATTTGAAGTTTGAGGTTCGCTTTTCAGCGACGTAGGACGGAGAGTCCGTTGTGGGGTATTACTTAAGCTGCCTGGTTCGGACGAGGAAACAGGTGAGGTAAATCAGGGCGAATCTCATAGGCCTTGATCTGCCCTCCAGTGGCGTTAACGATGGCGGATACTTTCTCTGGTGATACCAGGCCGCCTTTCAGCCATTTGTGTACAGCTGGCTGCGTTACACCACACTCGTCGGCGAGTCGCTTTTGACTACCGACAATTTGCAAGGCTCGTTGAATAACTAAATTCATGAGTTTGCCTCTTGTGGTTATTGGACATAATTAATCATAACTTAAGTTATCGAGCATGTCCATAACCATTGTTATTTTACTTTGCATAACCGTGGTTATAAATTTGATGGCATGAAAACATTCGCTGAAAGACTAAATGCCGCCATGAGTTCTGCGGGGCTTTCACAAGCTCAGCTGGCCGAAATGGTAGGTATATCGCAGCCTGCCATTCAGAAGATGTCCTCTGGTAAAACCAATGGGACGCGGAAGATGGTGGAGCTTGCTCACGCGCTTAAAGTAAGACCGGAGTGGTTAAGCTCTGGCATCGGCTCTATGCGCACGGATTCCAATGAATCCAACATTGCCCCTGAAAACTCGTGGGGTAGCATTGACGCCTGGGATAGTTCGACGCCGTTACCTAAGGATGAGGTGGAGATCCCTTACTTGAAAGACATTGAGTTCGCTTGTGGCAATGGAAGAATCACAGCAGAAGATCACAATGGGTTTAAGCTGCGTTTCTCGAAGGCCACTCTAAGAAAAGTTGGGGCTAATAGCGATGGTTCAGGAGTTTTGTGTTTCCCGGCAACGGGCGACAGCATGGAGCCAATCATACCTGATGGGACAACCGTTGCGATTGACACTAACAACAAACGCATTATCGACGGAAAGATTTACGCAATATCGCAGCCAGGGGCAGGCGAAGAGAGGTTAAAGCGGATAAAGCAGCTTTACCGAAAGCCTGGAGGAAAGCTCACCATTCGGAGTTTCAATCGAGAGGATGAGGAGGCTGATGAATCAGAAGTTGAAATAATCGGCCGCGTATTCTGGTACTCAGTCTTACTCTAATCAAAGCCCGCACATAGCGGGCTTTTTAGTGCCCACAACACCAAACCCCACCCCAAAAATAACCTTCAAGACAAAATTTACAAAACTAAATTCCTTTAGTTATCGCACAGTTATAACTTTTTAACACCAATTATAAATAAAGTTATTGCACCACATCATAACCTAAGTTATCTTTAAGCCATCAACACGGAGCACTACTCACCAGGACGGTGAACATACAACGATTCAGAGATGAATCTACGAGGCTGAAAAGCCTAACAACCAAAGTGAACTTTGGGATTGCTGAAAAGCTGAAAGGAGCCGTAGCCATCGGCATTGAGGCCAGCACTGGTTGGCAACCAGCGGCAATCAACAAAGTTCATCAGGAGGTCACTATGACACGCAGAACAGCTTTCAATGGCTCAGCATCAGGTCGTCGTCGTGAGCGTCGCGCAGCGCTCCAGAATGAGATTACGGCAAGCTCAGAAGTAATGCACCGCCCTACTCTGAGTCGTGCACAGATTCAGGCTAAAGGAACCCACGAAACGCCTAAGCGCATCGAAGACGCTAAGCCGATCTATTTCATAGCGAAGGACGCGTTATGGAACTCGGAAGAGAGCAAAATCCAGTACAAGCGCAAGATTGAAGATGCAGCGAATATGTATGCGAAGGAGTTCGGAAACAAAATCCATCAAATGGAAACCGGCGCTTGCATGCAAGATGTTGCGCTTTTCGCAGCTGGTCATCGTACAAGTAAACAGGTTACCGCGAGGTAGTTATGGAAGATGAGGCTGAATGTGATTTATGCGGAAAGCAATTATGGCTGGAAGTGTATAGCGGAAATGGCGTCGAGGAGCTTTGCTACGAATGCTATCACGACATTTACGATATTGATAATGAAGCTGAATAGCAGCTGATAGCTAATTCTCTGAGTTAGCTATTAGGTGTAATACCGCACCACATCATCTAAAGGAGACGATAGGTGATGTTCTGATTGATACCCCTTGTTGTCTGATTTGCCCCGCTAGTCGGGGCTTCTTTTTGCATGGAGGAAATATAAAGTACCCAATTCCTGATTCCGAAGATATCGAGTGGCAACAGGATATGTTGCGAGAAATAGACCGCACACTCGAAACGATAGTTGATGATTTTGAATTAGAAAGCCGAGTGGAAAAATATCTTACAGACGTAATAGCCAGGGTGGCATCACTGCGGGATTATTCAGGTTACTAGCCGCCACTGTGCGGCTTTTTCATAGCTGCATCTGAGTGAGCGTTAATAAGCGCTCAGCCACATGCAATCACAACAAACTAAGGACTATCCCATGATGCACTACAGCCTCGCGGGAAGCGGCGTCATGTCCGCTTTTTATCCCGCTGAATCCGAATTATCCAAACGTGTTCGCCGTCTTATTCGTGCTGCCCGTAAGCACCTGGAGGGTTTATGTCACCAGTTATAAATCACAGCCTGCTCAAAGCAGCGCAAAGCAAAGCGGTTATCGCTCGTTATCTCGGCGATGGTCGCATGTGGCAAGAGGCTCATGAAGCCATTAAGACCGCAATCAATCATCCGTGGTACCGCAAATCATGAGCATTGCAGATACCTGGTCAGAAGACGCCTTTGTCCGCCTTATGCAGGACATGTTGAAACAGCAGAAAGAGGATGCAGAAGATGCGCCTGACGATGACAGACAAAACAGAGATTAAGCAAATCATCGCGAGCTTTTCCGATAAGGACAATGCAGCGATTGATAAGCAGGTTGAGATGCTGTGCGCGAACATGAGGCCAGTGCTCAACATGCTGGAAGCGCATAAACCTGACGACCACACAAAAGCAGCTGTGGAATGGCTTGGCGAAGACGACTGCAGTTATCAGGAATTCGCTGGCGAAATTATGTGGGACATATTCAGACCACGCGTAGAGGTTGAGTATGCGATCGGCATATTCCTGCGCCGTCATACATTTGGGGAAGCAGCATGAGCAATATCGTTGAGTTTGTTAAGCAGCAGGAGCCGCTATTCTGCGGCGCGTTAACTGAGCAGACAGTTACATGGGCTAAGGAAAGCCAGTTTGCAATTCAGTACTTTCAGAAGAATGACTTCCTCGCAAAAACCGCCCTATCCAACCCTACCAGCGCACAGAACGCGATTATCAACGTCGCAGCCATTGGCATTACGTTGAACCCGGCAAGCAAGCTGGCTTATCTGGTTCCTCGTGACGGAATGGTGTGCCTCGATATCAGCTACATGGGATTGCTGCACCTAGCGCAGTCTACAGGTTCCATTAAGTGGGGTCAGTGCAAATTGGTGTACTCAGCTGACACATATGAATCAAACGGCCTTGATAGCGCTCCTACGCACAAATACAACGCCTTTGGTGAGCGTGGAGAGGTTGTCGGTGGTTACTGCACCGTTAAGACTGCTGATGGTGACTACCTGACGGAGGAAATGAGCCTGGCAGAAATTAAGGTAGTGGAAGCGACCAGCAAAGCGAAGAATGGCCCATGGAAAACGTTCTGGGAAGAGATGGCACGTAAGACCATTGTCAAGCGCGCTTCTAAATACTGGCCTAAAGCACAGCGTCTCGATAACGCTATTCACCTTCTCAATGAGGATGAAGGCATGCATCAGGAACCAGTGATGCCGCATAAGTCAGAGGAAGATATCCGTGAGGATGAGCGGAAACGCCAGCAGGAAATCATCGAGCAAGTTCAGGCGCTTTGCGATGATATGGCTCATGCTGAAACCATGGATGACCTTAAGCGGATCTTCGCTGATGCGTATAAACGCACTGCTGGCATGAAGCTGCAGCAAAACGTGCAAGCAATTTACGCAGAGTGCAAAGCAAAGCTGGAGGTGACCAGTGAGCAAACTGTATGAGATTGCTAACGATTACGCGAAGCTTATGGATGCCGATTTTGAAGCCGACGAGATAGCCGACACATTGGAAGGAATGGAAGGCGAACTTACAGATAAGATTGAGCAATTGCTGGCTATCTGTAAGAACGAAACTGGATACGCGGAACGCCTCAAGGAAGAGGCTAAGGCACTCAATGAGCGCGCTGCTGTAATCAACAGCAAGGTCGATAACATCATGACCTACATCGCGAATTCGCTTGAGATGATGGGTAAGAAAAAGATTCGTGCTGGCATCCATCAGGTAACGGTTCGTGCGCCTGTCGAGTCGGTAGAAATCACAGATGAAGGCTCACTGCCAACTGAGTACGTTGAATACGTAACAACAGTTAAGGCCGACAAGTTAGCCATCAAGCATCAACTCAAGGCCGGTAACACTATTCCTGGCGCATCACTCAAGCTCGGAAAGCCAACTCTTCTCATCAAATAACCAATGCGAAAACTAAACGTCACTCCTGAAGAAATGAAGGCGGTGTGCGGCCGCATGGTCGCGCCCCGCGCAGCAGACCATCTCAGACTTACGTTAGCCCAATTCTATTACCTCGCTCAGAAATACTCGTTATCTACAGCCTGCACACAGAGCCCATGGAGCCCGAAAGACGAAGAGACGCTAGCTCGACTCTACCGTGATGGCTACCTGCAAAAGGACATAGCCGAAATGATGGGCAGAGGTTACACGGCTGTCAGGTCAAAGGTCACACAGCTTCGCAAGCGAGACACGAACATGAGGAAAGCAGCATGATCGGAAATTACTACGACCCATTCATCACTCCCAATGAGTTAATCGCCGGACACCGCTTCAAACCCATCAACGATATCCCACGCGAAGAAATGCTGAAGCGTGACTCATTCGGGAATGCAGAACGTCTAAACAACAATCGATACCTGACAGCGTGGTTAAACCAGAGGGCGAAGAAATGAGCGTGAAACGTTATGCAGCACATACCAATATTGACGATTTCAAATCAGATTGGCATGAGAGCAAAGATGGTCAGATGGTGAAGCATGAAGACTACGCCGCACTTGAAGCCAGATGCTTAGAACTGGCTGCGGAGAATGCTTATCTGCTAAACGGAGCCGCACGTGAACTCAACACCTCCTGGATGTTCCATAAGACCATGCTTGGCGCTCAGGCTGCCTTGGTGTGCCTATCACATGGATATCAGGCTGCAGCTCGCGAATGGCTGGAAGGAACAACGGACGAAGCCGGTGCTGAAATTCCTGATGATATTTCCGTTGGTGAACTGCATGAATGGTTCGAAAGCAATATGGTCAGCAATAGCGGCAATAGCGGATTTCTTACCAGAAAAGAGGCCGAATCGGCTATCAGGAAGGAATGCCCGGCGACCGAAGCTTTCCTGGCTGAAGTGCGGGCCAGCGGCGTGGAGATGTTTGCAGCGCATAAGCGAGAACGACAGCAGGCTCTGCGTAGCCGAAGCATGAGAATGTCTGAAGAAGCCGCTGGTATGGCTGCTGATGCTGAAGACTTCGCAGACCAAATTCGCAAAGGAGTGCAGTCATGAGCAATGAAGCAATGAAAATGGCATTAGCAAAGCAGTTGACGATTGCTCTGCAAAACCTAGGTGCTCCAGTCGAATTACTCTGCATTGTTGGGAGCTACGGAGATACACAGGATGACGCTGACGTTCTTGAAATGCTCGAGCAGCATAACCAGCGCGGAACATGCATGGATGTGATTATCGCGCCTGAATTCACCTGGAAACCAAATTCTGGAGCAGCCCAATGAGCAACATCGACAAACCAATGACAAACCGTGAACTGGTGGATGCCGCCATTGAACTGGCCGGAGAGTTCTATGCGATGCAGGGCTATTCGCATCGTCCAGGCTTCAAATACTGGCAATCTCCGCACCCGCATGAGCGTCTGTGCTTTGAAATGGCTTGTGTAGCATTCGAAACTATTCGCGGCTCAGATGTAATGGACGCCGTATCTGATCTGGAGGATGAGGAATGAGCAACATCTACACACTCGCATTACGTAAAGCGGCTGAGAGGGCGCGCGCGGACAACCATACCCAGGATGAATGGTTCCACTATCTGCGCTGCTCAAGTCCAGAAACCGTGCTGGCGCTGCTGGATGAGCTGGAAGCCAAAGACAACAGAATCAATCGACTTGAGGCTATTGTTGCTGTTGCAGAGCAGCGCAACGCCCTAATGCGCGAGTGGAAGCGCGCTCTGAAAGTACCTTGCGACCTCGTTGATGACCAGGTGCCAGTAGTAATTCATGGCATGGTTATTCGCCTTGAGAGGCTCAAAGAGATCGAAGAGAAACTTGCCGCCGCAGCCGGTAAAGGAGAGTGATATGCCTCGTTATATCGCAGTGATTCACGGTTGGCACGTCAGTAGCAATGGCTTTAACGTGCATGAACTTAGCGCAACGGACAAGGAATCAGCCTACAGCGAAGCGGTATTGTTGAAGCATAAGCGAGAAAGCACCTTCGACAAATGCGCCTTCACTGTAGTTGAAATTGCTGACCACGAAAGATTGCCACGCAAGTTGACGATGCGTGAGCGGCTGACAGGGAGGACTAACCCATGAGCACTATTACCAAACAATGGCTGCAGCATAAAATTGCCGACATGGAAGCTGCCCGCGATGAAATCCCGTTTGGTCTGGACGTAGACGACAGCAACACGCTTGCGGCTCTGCGTATCGCGCTGGCATCGCGCGAAGCGGAGCCCTACGGATATGTCCATAAAGCAGCTTATGAGCTAGCGGGAAGTTGCGGATTATCGAGCGACCATGAAGCCTATCGAGATAGCTCAACTCACATCGCCGTTTACACCACGCCTCCAGCTCCGGCACCTGTGCCTGACCGCTCTGTATTTGAAAAATGGTGGGAATCTGAGCACGGCTCGCCTCTCGATAGCTGGGATTCATTACGGACAACTGACGGTTATTGTGATGATGGGATTGATGGTCAGTTCGAAGCCTGGAACGCCTGCCGCGCCGCCATGCTTCAGGGTGACGATGGCAACTCTCCTGTAATTCCGGATGGTTGGGTGGCTTGCAGTGAGCGGATGCCGGAAGTTGGTAGCACAATAATGGTGTTCATGGATAAACCTCAACACTCATCCACCGACTATGCCATCGCTACTTTCGACAAGTATGGATTTAGCAGAGCTAAAGTCACCCACTGGCAACCACTGCCTTCACCTCCAGCCAAATAACAAACCCGCACATCGCGGGTTTTTCTTTATCCGGAGTCACCATGCACGCCAATCCAATTATCTGGATCATAGTCGGAGTTATGGCTCTGAGCGCTATCTCTTCACTCATTCACATGTCAGAGGGCTTGTTATGGCTAAATTTGCTGTGGGCGCGTTAACGGAAGAGCAGCCATTCAAGGCAGGAGATATTGTCTGCCAGCGATACGGATATCTACGTGAGGAGTATTTCAGAGTGGTTGAAGCGCATTCTAATGGCGCGCTGGATGTAAGAGGGAAAGGTGGTCGAAGGTTTGGGTTAACGGCTCGGTTCTGCTTCTTAAAGTACCGACTCAAGTAGATGTATAAGAAATTAGCGTAAGGAGATGAATGTGAAACTTATTGATATTTTGCTGCGGGAATTGCCTGATTTGGGCGGTTGGCCTCCTAGCACAGAAAGCTTATATCAAAACGCTAAAGGCCGCCTTGTTGGTACGCAGGGGTGCATTGTTAATACTGTGGATATGAAATTGAGCGTTGTAGCTGAGGATACACACAGATCAGTGACGCGCCAGCAATACGAAGCTGCACTTATAGCCAGCAAGACAGAATGGGATGGCGAGGGATTGCCTCCTGTGGGCTGTCGCGTAGAAGCCAGTTACGGCGGCGAGTGGGTGGAGGCTATCGTTGCTTACACTGACAGACCTGAATCTCATGGTGATGCAGTAGCATGGAAGGAGGTGCTCGTATTTGACTGCAAGACAACTCGACCTTTCTGGGCTGATGAATTCCGCCCTATCCGCTCAGAAGCAGATAAGAAGAAAGAGGCGGCGATATTCGCCATTGCAGAGCTATGCCGAGGGTCAGCAAGCAATGGGCACTCAGCAGAACTTATCTACGACGCTATCAAGTCAGGAAAAATCGTAATCGACTAGACCGCCGCAATGGCGGTTTTTTATTGGAGATAGATAATGAATAAACCAACCATTGCTCGCTTCCGTGAATTCTGCAAGAAACATGGCGATCTGACCTTGGAATATAAGCCAGTAGATTGCGGTTCCTGGCGTGGAGTCTATGCGGAGCCTTGCATTTTTGTTAACAGCGAAGAAGGAAAACTGTCCGACTTTATCCCATACCTTGACCGGCTTGTTAGTGGCGAGGAGTTTTATGGATACAAAGGAGGTGAATACACATACAGAGAGGATGATGACATCAACGTAGAGGGAGATCGAAGCTCATATTACGGCGATGAGAGCATGATTTTCAATGTACTCCAGACCATCAAAGCAATAGATGACCCACTCTTATAGACCTTATGATTGCATCTGATAAATGGGAATCAATTGTGTAGCAGTAACCATGGAATCACACAGCCTCACACTCGATGAGGCCTGTGCATATCTGATAAGACCGCCTCAAGGCGGTTTCTTTTTGTCTGGAGTACATGATGGTTGAAGCCAAAACGCTAACCGCCAGACAGGCGGCAGAACTCCTTATAACCTCGCCACGTACCGTCTACAGACTCATCGACTCAGGCCAGTTAGCCGGAAAGAAGGTGGGTAACAAATACCGCACAACCGATGTCGCCTGTATTGCGTATTTACATGACCCGCGCGATCCTGTTGCCGCGAGCGCGGGTGAACATAAAGGAGAGTATTTATGTCAATCACCCTCAGAGGCGGAGTGTGGCACTGTCATTTCGTTACACCGTCAGGGAAAAGAATTAGACAATCTCTTGGTACGGGGGACAAGAAACAAGCTCAGGAGTTGCACGACAGGCTAAAGGCAGAAGCGTGGCGTGTGGATAAAATCGGAGAACTGCCGACAAGGACGTTTGAGGAGTGCTGCATCAGATGGATTCGAGAGAAGGAACACAAGCGGTCACTGGATGACGACAAGACCAAAATCGAATACCTCCTGAAGCATTTTTCAGGAAGGGATGTTTCGACCATCACAGCCGAGCAGGTTTACGATGCTGTTTCGAAGATGGTTAACCGCAAGCATATTCAGGTGTGGGAGTCGAGAAGGGATGCGGCCATCCGCAGAGGAAAGGAGCCACCACAGTATGTTGAGAAACCGGTGAGCCAGGCCACAAAGAGTCAGCACCTTTCGTTCATGCGGTCACTGCTTAAGACAGCAGCTAATGACTGGGGGTGGATAAAGACATCACCGGTTATTAAAACCAAAAAGCCAATCAGCAAGCGCATTCGCTGGCTTACCAGAGATGAGGCTGAACGGCTTATCGACTGCATGCCGGAGTCGATAAAGCCAGTGGTGATATTTGCACTGGCAACCGGCCTGCGCCGCTCCAACATCATTGATCTTGAGTGGCAGCAGGTAGATATGCAGAGAAAGGTTGCATGGGTAAATCCGGAGAACGCGAAGGCGGGCAAGGCTATCGGCGTAGCTCTGAATGATACCGCATGCAGGGTGTTAAGGGATCAGATTGGTAAAAGTTCGAGATGGGTTTTCGTTCACACCAAACCATCGACGCGGCCGGATAAAACTGTCACCCCGGCGGTCAGGAAAATGCGCGTGGACGACAACAGCGCCTGGCGCATTGGCTTGGCAAAAGCGGGTATAGAGGACTTTCGTTTTCACGACCTCAGGCATACCTGGGCGAGCTGGTTAATTCAGTCCGGCGTACCGCTTTCCGTGTTGCAGGAAATGGGCGGCTGGGAGTCGATCGAAATGGTCCGTCGTTATGCTCACCTGGCGCCGAACCATTTAAGCGAACACGCGCGGAAAATAGATGCCATTTTTGGCAACCATGACACAAATACGACACAAGGAGAAAATCAGGCTGGGTTGAAACTGGCGTAAGTGCCTGTTTCTAAATGGCACGCCCTGTAGGATTCGAACCTACGACCTACGGCTTAGAAG